GTTCACTCGCCTGATTACCCCATAATCGCAATGTTTCAAAAGGATTATGAGGCTCGGCATGATACCTACCATGATTTTTAACCCGTTGTAAAACGGAGGAATCAGGTAGTTCGGATATAGAACCCAATAGCCTCTCGGCTATGTGGGCTGAAACCCTACATCCAGTATCATCGGTCTCCCTCTCCAACGTAACAGCAAGCCTATAAAGCAAAACAGTTTTAGAGGCGTACCATAACGTTGGTTTAGAGGTGACGGCCTGGTAGAAAAATCTATACCCAGACCTGCCAGTTCGTCCTAGAATAAAGGAGTCATCGGTATTAAATCCAATTGCTAGGTTTTTCCTAATAAAAGGATCAATTAGACCGAGGGCGAAATGAACCGCTCGTAAAGTGCTGTTGCCAGAACCCATATTACTATGGTGATGGCTAGCACGGCGAGTGAGTCCATTAGCCATTCGAATAATTTCTGCTTCATTCGAAGGTGTCTCCTTTAAAAAGTAAGGACGTACGAGAACTCCCTTAAAGTAATCTGCCCCACAACTTTCCCGAAAGGTAGTTGTAGAGCCGTAGGATTTTCTTCGGTTCGAAGAAAATCCAAAATCTTTAAGGGCCGATAGGACGCGATCAAAAAATCTAGTTTCAACGATAATGTCGTCTCCGTAAACGGAAACTGCAGAACCGCCACAAACCGATTTAGCGATTGCATAGAAGATCAGAGTTTCGAGTTCAAAGGTGAAACCGTTACCCATAGAGGAAAAACGATGTAATCCTCTGTAGTTACGATCACCGAAGACCTTTGGAGCAATGATCTTTTTAGTCCTTATGGCGGAAAGAGCGCTAAACCAGCGCGGTGGCAGTAAAGCAGCCACAGCGCCGATTGAAATCAAATCAGAGGCGTTAGACAGATCAATGGTGGCATACTTACCACTACGGCTGCCTTCACGCGCGAGATTTTGATTCCTGGTTTGATCGGATAAGTCGATGCCAGCTGACAAAAGTTTCTTTCGCATAACCTGGCCAAAGCCAAGTTGCAGAAAGAGATTTAATGACGGTTGGATTTCGATATTCCTATCAGTTTTAGCGTTCTTAGGAACAAGAGAGTGTTTGCCCCCCGTTAACTCACGGACTTTTAAAGGAAAATTTCCAGAAAAAGTCAAACCGTCTTTCCAACCTTCAAAAACTTCAAGGAGAGAAAGTCCGAGTTTAGCGTTCCCCTCTGAAATGCAGGGGTCTGCCATGAGCTTTACGAAGTCGTCCTGACTACCGGGCACGTCAGCAACTGTACCCGGCCCAAAACGACACTCCTGAAGCACTTCGTTTAAATCATAGTCTCCAAGTATAATTGAGACTATATTACGGGCCCTATGTAGGATGTTTTCCAAGGAGGGCACCAAGCTAACTTTTCCAACGTCGTAAAGGCGCCAGAAAGTATTTTCTAACTCACAAGTACTTTCACAGGACTTGAAGGTTTCTACAGCCTTATTTCCAGGCTGAAGATCCGCTATCTTGTAAGATAGCTTAGAAAGAAGCTTGGTGGCTTGCCAATCTTTACTAAAGACCTCAGGATCATCATAGTCATGAGGATTTATTTCATGGCTAACGATGGAACTGAGATCGTTATAGCGAAGACAAATAGCAAGCCCAAGACTGGTCGGAGTATTTATTTCCTCCCAGTAGCGAAGTGCAAAACGGAAAGCGAGATCCTTTGGCAATTTCTTCGGCCTATTAAGGAGCTTTTCCAGGTTTTTCCTGGAACTGTCAGAGGAGATATTCCTCGGAGTCAGTCCCTTTTGATAATTTTTCATAAAAGGGTTTCCTTAGGTCGTTAAATTACCAGGGAGTCTCGCCGTTATCGACTGCAGCACTCGTGATCGCATCCGCGATCATGGCGCCCAGGCGTTTACGAGTTTCCAGACGGTCGGTCGAGCTCTGGTTCTTCACCAGGGTATACTCGAACCGACCGTAGGACGTCTCGATAAGGCCAGTCGTTGCGTTGAGGGTCGGGTAGGTGATGACACCGGATACACGACGGTCCTTCGAGGTCTCGCTGTAAGCGAGGGCTGCGGTAGGTTGCAAGGCGAGAACGCCTTGCGTCCGGTCGACGTACTTCGCATACTCGCCCGTCTTAACGACGATCGGGTAATAGTTGACGTTGACATCCGCATTGTTCTTGAGGACCAGGGTGGTGGCAGTTGCCATAAAGAGCTCCTTGTGCTATTTAGCACGTTGTGCTAACAGTGCAATCGCATCTGTTAGGCGTTTCGGGTTAAGGCACACGTTGAATTGTGGCCAAACTGGTGAGGGAGATCCAACTACTTGCCTGTCAATCGTAACCGATTCACGCGAAACAAAACCAGCAGAAAAACTGCTGGTGTAGTACGCAGGATCAGGTGCAGATACAACAGTAGGGTAGAGATCGGATTTTCCTCTGATAAATGTAGCGAGTGTACCAGAAAGGTACTGTTTCCCAGCCCATGAGTCGAATTGTGCGAGAACGTCAGAAACGTTAACGAACCAATCGACAACAAAGGACAAAGGAACCAGCTCCCAAGCAACCTGTGCAGGATTGGTAATACCAATTTCAGCACTGTTAGCAAGGGTTTCGTTAGTAACCGTGAAAAAGGCATTCCTCTTGACTAAAACTTGCGAACTAAGCTTACGCTTAATCGTCAAATTGTAGCCACCGAGACTGACCCCAGTCAGGTTATCTAACACAACATCAGTGACGAAATTATCAATCACTGGCGAGCACTCGTACGTTTCGAAACAGGAAATCGATCGTACATGGGATTTGCCTTTCATATGATCGTACTTCCTCTTCATTTCACCATAAATAGTGAGATAGAGAGGTTGCCAACCATATCGATAAGCAAGCCAGTTACTTTCGAGGCTGTTAGACTGTTTGACGCCCTTTGGAGGACGCTTCAGCCCGAGAGTCTTCGCAGCTCTCTGGAAGTTGCCTTTACGAACATCGCGTAATGCATTGCAAACTGAGATAACGTGACCAAGTATCATCTTCTTTGTCTTACGACCTTCATAAAGGGTCTCAAACATAGAATAATACCGGGTTCTTGCTTTCTCATTAAGCTTTGCAGCAGTAGATGTCGTGAGTCGTGTTACAGCGGAAAGAACCCTAGAAGTATTCACTTCAGGAGGGCAATTTTCGTAGTAACATAACACTAGCACCCTGCCTTGATTTATGTAGCCATCAGACTTACGAGTAGTTTTAATATTCGTAAGGGAAATCTGATAGTTTACATTCGTCCTGCAGGAATACGCGTATTGCGGCAGGTACCCATTCGATCTAAGGAAAGAAAAACGGTCCTTATCTCGGGTCCCAGTATGAGCTACACGTCCTACTAAAGTTCTGTTGTAGTAGTAATAAGCATACGGAACGCCGAAATCGGCCATTCGTGTAGACAAATTAATACTACTATGAACTGTTTCGGGATAATTGTAGACAGTTGCCACGACTCGCTACTTGTGCAGATTATCTGCACCGCCAACAGCACTCTCTTCACCATCATTATCTTCAATACTGATCTGAATCAACTTATCCAAATCAGTAAAAGAAAAAGTGATGTCTTCCCAATTGGGAAGCTTTACGGGTTTGTCAGAGGAAGAAATCTGACGCTCAACAAGAATAGTAAGCATTGCAACGATAGCTCGGACCGAGGGGATCTTATCAGCCAGAATGTTGATAAGCCCCGAAAGAACGATACTGTCTATGTGACACTTGCTATCCATTTGAGTTACCTCGTAGAGTGAAGGAAAGAGGAGCT